GACGGTCAATTGTTACGTGCTCTGGACTGCTTGGGTCATGAATGTTTTCGTAAAAACTACGAACTTTGTGACCACCTAATACATCTCGTGGATGTTCTCCAGCCTGAATTCTTTGTGCTTTTTCAACATTTTTTCTAATGAGAGAACTTGGAGAATCTCCAGTTTTTACCAATTGATGAGCGTATGCAACGTTTTTGTTCCAATCTGTAAGAGGAGATAAGGCAGCGATAATTCCCGCTCCTTTAGTAACGTCTCCACCACCAACCCGTTTGGCTTCTTCGTGTGCTTTTTCGTACCATTCAGAGCCTCCTTTACGAAGTGCTTCTGTAGCCTCTGCGTGTTTTTTTACAATGTTGTCTACGTGAGATTGAAACTGTTCTTTTGCTAAGTTTCTGTCGAAACGACCATGTTCGTTAACTCCAAAGTACGCCATTATCGCCACGCAGGTTTCAAGTAAGCCAACATATTTTGGCGACGAACATCAATTTGACCTGGAGCATCAGATACAAGATTTGATTTACCATCATTAACAAGATGTGGTGCAGGAGTTAGTTGTGTCTGTGGTGCAAAGCGTGGTGCACGATAAACAACGGCGCCTCTGCTTGCATCAGGTACCGCACGCATTTGACGCATAATTCCCATGTCAGGTGTGAATTCTTGTGGCCAGTAGTACATCGATGGCTCGATGCGCTCACCTTTGTGTACACCACGTTGATATGCCTTCTGGTTTACACGGCTCTTTACAGAGTCAAGAAGCCTGTCATCACGACGAGAACGAATTGTTCCTAAATAACCGTCTGGATACTCTGCAGAAGGTACGCGACCAACACCGATACGCAGAGCATCCATGTTGTCGTGCGCTACAGGTGTTCCTGCACCGCCTTGATTGTTATAACCATAAAATCCACCAGCACCAAGTGATTGCCAGTTCTGATTAGCAGAAAAGTTGTTTGAGCCTGTTGGCATCAGACACCTCTATTTCTGCGATTTTTTGCAATCTTTGAGTAAACCTGACCAATAGTTATTGGTTTTCCTTTATATGTTGCTCCACGACTTAACAGAACTTGCTCTGTTGCATCTTTGCCTCGTGGTCTAGCAGCCATTCTTTCAGGTGCACTTGTTCCTGTTTCAGTTTCTTTAAACTCAGGTTCGGTCTCTATACCCTTTACTTTTCTGCTGAAATAGATATTGCCACCTTCAGGACGACGAACGTCTGTTCCACCTAAATCGTAACCAGCAATCTGTTTGCCTTTTTCACCAGCAGAACGAGCCTCATTAAGAGTTTCGTATTTTCTACTGACATCTTGAAACATTTTTCCGCCAGACTTCCAAGCACCGTGATACTCCCTACCTGTTGCCTGTACTTCTTGACCTTTAAAATAATACTTAGCCTGGTCTGCAGTCAATGGTGCTTTACTAATTTGTTCAGCACCTGGTTTAGAAACCATAACTCCAGGACCTTGGGCTTCTTGTAGCGTGTTAAAGTTCCTGCTTGCTCCACCCAAGTTGGCTAATCGCGCAAACTCTGAATGACTCAGCATTAGACACTTCTTTGGTTTACTGTTGGTGCTGAATTGTCATCATTAAATTTATAAACAGAACCAGCACTTCTTTTTGAATATGGCAAAGGACGTCCCTGGCTCATGTCTCGTGTTTTCCACGCAGTGCGTGATTCGTATGTGCCACGAGTTTCAGAGCCGTACGATACGGGTGATTCGACGTCTACTTTTTGTGCCTTGTACGGGCTTGGGTTATAGTCATCGTCATCCCCGAACTGCGAAAGCGAACGAGGTTGTGATGGCATTAGTAACCGCTTGTTGTACCGTACTTGAAGTCGCTGCCAGCCTTAGAAGGAATCATCTTTGCATTTGCAAGAGTTGCAGATGCTTCGATTGAATGAACTGCTGGAAACTTTGCTCCAACAACATAGCGTGCACCCATACGTTCAGACTGTGCTGCATTTCCTGCAGGCACATTCTTACGATTTGCTTTATTTGCACTTACTGGGTCGCCAGCCTGTGTGTTCTTCTTAGGCATTAACTTACCTTTTAGAGGCTTTGCACTCACATTTGTTACGCCAGAATAATCTGCGCCAACATAACGACGTGGGCTTGCAGAGTGTGCTGCAGATGCAAGAACTTCTTCTGGGGTATCGATGTTTCTATTTTTCATGGTACCTACCGATTCTGAGTGACTTGATGGAGCACCTGTGCGACGGCGCATAGCGTGTCCCAAACCTGACCAATTTGCCATAATAAAACTCCCTTGCTTACCCCAAGGATAAGCCTGTTTTAGTTCGCTGTAATGGCGAATACAATGGCTGATATCTCTCCATCACGACTTTCAATGGTCGTAAAACCTGGTTTGCAGAGGAGGTCCATGCCACGAGGAGCGACATAGCCACGAGAGATAGCAATTGCTTTTACTGCTTGATTTACTGCTCCAGCACCTACAGCACGTAGTTTTACTTCGCGCTTTTCATAAATTGCATGCGCAATTGCGGAGGCTACTGATTGAGGATTAGAGCCAGCACTAACGCGAAGAAAAGGTTCTTCTGTAGAAGTTACTACTGTTGGTTCTTGTGTCGACACGATTGATAGTCCTTTGGTTCCGATGTGATGCCACTCCTAGGACTAAATGGTAAGACTAAACCCTTGCCTGGTCTCGGTATTTGGGGTCCTTCATTTGCTCGACTACTGATTCCTCGACCTTGTCTTGAGAGATTCCTGCTGCCAACCTAGCCAAGGCATAAGAATCGGCTGCGTTATCGTCGTTGAACTCTATACCCCATCTCTTATACATCTGTAGGAGCATCTCTTGTTTTTTTGCGTTTCCTTTACCTGCTGCATACTTCTTCAGGGTCATAGGAGGAACCAATACAGGGAATTTAATCTCATCATCAAAGTAGTCATAAATTGTAAGTTTTACAAGGGCGGACAGTTCTCCCAAAACCAAGGCTGAATGACTGGCAAGAACAGTTCCTTCCATTGCAATCTTTTTAATAGTGTGGTTTTCTGATATGTAATCAAAGTGGTCAAATAAAAACTGTCGTATGTCTACAAGTCGTTCTATACCAAAATATGGAGACTTGTACACCCAAGTTTGATACTGATTGGGGTCAGAAACTGCAAGAGCAGTAAAAGCAAATCCAGTAAGGGATTGGTCAATTCCTATGGATACTAACTCTCCGTCTTTTAAATTTCCGTCAAAAGATTTTGTGGGCATCGCGACCAATCAACCTGGTTACGTACGCCTCAAGTTCTTCGAGGGTACCATTATTAGGAACATAGGCTTCAAAGTAAGCACCATCTAATTCAGTTTCTGAAATGTGGTTGTTTACTGGTCCTACACCCTCTCGTAAAACTCTCCAAACTCTTCCTTGCTCTTTTCGTATAAACTCTACTTCGTTTTTAAACCTAACATCTGAGACAACTACGTTATCCATATAATAGTTTATATCTTTAAAAGCAGCCTGTATCCACACATCTTCAGAAATTAATTCTCTACCTGCAAGACCGACTTCTTGCAATAATCTACGAGTCTCTGTTCTTGATTTTGCTAATTCCCATCCAAACTCTTTAACCACTTCGTTTACTCTGTGACCGCTTTCAAGAATAGGGTTAACTTTAGTTACAAATGAACGTATTGGGTCAGCAAAAGCACGTCGTTGAAATCCAAATTTTTCAACAAGTATTTTAGCAATCTCATCTTTTCCAGAACGAGCGTATCCCGATAACCCAATAATCATACAAATTCCCTTCTTGGTCCACCAGCGGTTCTGCGAGTTATTTCTCTTGATACAAGAGTTATGTCTCGTTCTTGATTGTTGAGCATCATCTCTAGTATCTTGCGACGAGCGTACTTCTCTTCAAAATCATTTTCTAAGTCTAAAACATCCTCATCAATCGCTATCTGTGCACGTATTAGAGTTACTTTATCACCTTTAGTTGCGGCTCCCATCTTTTCAACCATAAGACGATTAGTTTTTAAGTCTAGCGTTCTCTGTGCTGCTCGTTCAGTTAATTGAGCCTCTGCAAGTTGTGAAGCGGTGTAGTCAGCCCATCCAGTAAGAATGGTAAATAGTTCAGCCAACTGCTCACTACTTAAAGAGGTTATGTCTGGTGGTAAAGGAGTTAATGCATAAGTTGGTTTTGGAACTAACGCTGCTGGGTCTACGGAATCAAGTCGCATTGCTTACATCCATCCTCTGAAACATTGCACTCAGGCATCGTATCAGCCTCTACGGCATTCACTACTTTCCTTGCGGCATTAAAAACTCTTTCTACAATTTCAAAGTTTGCTTTAACCGTAAACTCTTTGTAATCCTGGTCTGCTTTAAGTTCGTAAATAAAAACTATTTCATTAGGGGCTTCATCTCCATACATACGTTTTGCCAGTTCTAAGTACATTTGACCCTGCAATAAATGGCTGTGAAATGGTCTACGGATGTTTTTCCACGCCTTGGTAAGGTCATGGTTTGCATCCATAAGTAGTTCAGGAGCCTCATATCTGAGAGTTCCAGCACCTATAGATTTTATTTCTATAAGGCAGTCTTCTCCAAGGTCTTTTACCCAACCGTCCGTATGACCCGCGATACGCAAAGATTCGTCTCGTAGAGCAACTTCTCCGTACTCAAGGACATCGCAACCGCAAGTTGCGCATTCTTGTGGAGACAACCCAAAAGTAACGTTCTTGCAGTAAATGCAGTTGAACTTTCCGTATAGGTTGCCCATCTCGTAAAACCGATTCTGCCATTTTTCATGGATGGCATGTCCTTCATCAAAGATGTTCTGTAGTCGTAAAGAAGGTTTTTCTTGTTTCTTTTTACCGCCCTTTAAAAGGTAAAAGGCATACTTGTGACACCAATCAGACTTAATAATCTCAGATGGGTGTAGAACATCTGTTCTACGGTCAGACTCTGGTCTTCGCATTAGGTGACGTTCAATATCACCAAGAAGCCGTGTCTCAGTTTTTTTGGCATCAAGAAATCTCTTCAGTTCCCACGAACTTTGAACAGGCATCACATTTCCTTACTGAATATAAATTCTTTGAGGGTCATTTTCTTTTTGTATTTCTTTTGCCATTTTCTTATGAGAGCGTTCCTCTCACGGTGAGACAACCCTCCCCATATTCCGTGCGGTTCATCTCGTGAGACCGCGTCCCATAAACACTCTGTTTTAACTGGACAGTGGTTCTTTCCAGTTTCACCAAAACAGAATGTTTTTGCTTGTTCAGCAATAACTTTGTATTGGTTCTTGTCTCTTGGCGGATAAAAGAGGTCGGTGTCTGCTCCCGAACATCGGGCTTGATACCGCCAAGCGTACTCTGGTTCATCCATGTATTAGGCATCCTTTAGTTTCTCCCTCATCTCGATAAAGTCATCCTCGGTAAGAATGACGTAGTTCTCTCCATCAAGATGAATACCAAATACTGGCATTCGTCCTTCAAGGATTGCCTCTCTAACGTTTTTCTTTATTGCTTCGGACTTTAAAGTAAACTGTTTTTTACCAGTCCACTTATGCTCAATCAATAGGTCAGTTGACCGAACATCGCCCTTTCTTGCCCAAAGAGCCCCAGATGCAGCGTTACGTTTTCCACCAATTTTTTTGGCCAAACGTTTTTCGTGCTTCTGAGACTCCTTTTGCCCTTTACTCCTCAAGTTGTATTTTGCCTTCCTCGTACCCCGTAAGCAACTTAGGTACTATGTAAAACAGAGTCTCTCTCCAAAAACAACGGTTACAACCGCAGAATGGCTCTCCAGAAACTGTTTCAGTTATCTCTTCTTCTGTTCCTTCGTAGATGGCTTCAAAAAGCATGTCGGTGTAACCCTCTACTCCACGCTCTAATTCCTCTGCCCATTGTTGGTCGATAATTTCAAATCCGTTACTCATCATCACCCACCACAATGGAGTCTGTTGACTCAAGGACAGCCTTTTCAAGTTCTTCCTTGAGGTCAATCTCGCTACGGAGGCTATCAATGACGGGTTCAATTCCCTGCCATTTTCTTTCGCCATAGTAATACCACCCACCCTTACGCTCAATCAATCCCTTTACCACTGCAAGAGAAGCAATCTCTTTGGCAAAGTCGTACTCTCCTGGAATACAGGGTCCACCATCTGCAAAATAAAAATCAAAATACGCGACTCTTTGTGGTGGCGCAGTTTTGTTTTTTAAAGTTCTTACCTTAATGCGTTGTCCAATACGAACCTTGTTGTTTCCAGAACCTAACTCAATCCATTCGTCTCTGCGAATCTCACAACGAGTAAAGAAAGCGTAGTTCTTGCCTTCACCACCAGGAGTTGTGCGTGGGTCTCCGTGCATAACACCAATCTTCATACGATACTGGTTTATTACGATTCCTAGAACTGGACGTTCTGCTTCTACAAGACTTCTCTTCATTGCTGTACCAACAACACGAAAAAATTTGTTGGTCAATAAAGCACCTTTACCAACTGTCATTTCGTCCATGTTTTTTTCCAACTCAGGAGAAGGAGAGAGGGCTGGAAGAGAGTCAATGACAATAGCGTCTACAGACTTAGATTCAGCAAAGGCAATGACTGCATCGTAAGCCTCTTCCATTACGCTTGTCTCAACAACTATAACTCTGCTGGTATCAACTCCACACATTTTTGCATAATCAGGAACCCAAGCCTCTGCTGCAACCCAGACTGTTGTGAAGTTAGGGTCTTTTACTTGATTAGCAGCAATTGCTTTTAGAGCAACGGCTGTTTTACCATGAGATGGCTCTCCAATTAATTCATTCCATTGGTTACCAGGAAAACCGCCACCCAAAACATAATCAAGAGTTGTAGAACCACTGGTAAACCTAGGTACAAGGTCAGTACGAATATCACTGGCAAATACAACAACGCCATCACCAAACTTTTTATTAAGTTGAGCAACGATTTTTTTGGCCTCATCAGTTATCATCCATCTACCCTTCCAATTATTTGCTGTGGATTGAAATTATTTGCTGTGTCATTTCCTCTTGCTGATTTTGCACTGCCCTCTACCTTTGCACCAGTAAGAGAACCGTATTTGCTACCCGACTGCTCTAATGGGTATCCACAGTCATAACAACGTAGTTTTGCTCCAGCAACACTCATGTAATTGTTTGACGAACAGTTAGGACAAGATTGAGTTTGACTTGCACTTTGTGCTTTGGATACTGCAGTGTGAACTTGCGGTTGTGGCGGAACATACGGCGTCATCGGTTGTTGTGATGGAGGCATTGGCATGTTAGTAGGACGCTGTTGTTGCGCTGGTTGTTGTCCTAATTTATTTGCCCACCAGTTTGCATTACTCATTTGGCTTCTCCCCACCTATCTACTATTTTTGCTTCCGCAATAAGTGGAACTGTTATCTCTGGAAGTCTGATTCCTTCCATAGACTCACGAATTGCTTCTGCTACATC